GCCCGTAACGCCGCGTACACCGCCGACCTGAACAAACGCATCAAGGCCAGCGAAGACAAGGCCAAGAAGGCCAAGAAGGATTTCGATGATCTCAAGCGCAACAGCAAACCGGTTCGTGATTGGGCTGCTCAGCCTTTGCCTGACGGCCTGCGCGGCAAGGCCGCAAGTGGTAACAAAGACCACAGCAATAAGACTGGAAGCCCCTGAGCTGATCCCGTGCGAGCGCGTGAATGCAGACGACACCGATCTGCGTGACAACGGCGACGTGTGGGAGCTGAAGGATCAGGCCATCAAGCTGCTCGACACATGCGCCGATCAGGTAGACGCCCAGATCCTGCGCAGCCAGAGCAAGTAATCCCGACCCGAAGGAGATGCGTCCAGATTTGGACGCATCGGTGAGCCGATGAAAAAGTCCTGGCTCGTCTCAGTTCCCGGTTTCAAACCATTCCCCATGATCATGCAGGAAGACCACGACCACGCCGGTGCTTTGGCATTCGCGCGAGGCAAGTGGCCGGCCTGCACAGTTGAGTAGATCCCATGAACATCGAAGACCTATCCGTAAAGCTCGGCGTAAACGTCAGCGCGAACATCCTGCATCCTGCACCTGGTGATCTACTGGTGCTGAAGGTGGAAAGCTTCCTCAGTTCTGCTCAGCGCGACGCTATCGAGACGAAGGTTAAGCCACTGTTTGCCGAGTTCGCCTGCAAGTTCCTCGTGCTCGAGGGTGGTTCGGACGTACTACTCATCAAGAAGCCAGCAGCCGCGCCAGCCGAGCAGGGCAATGAGCAGGTGGGTAAAGGTGGGCTACGCACTGATGAAGCCGCACGATCTGCCTTTTACGAGCGCCAGGCCAGTGACCTTAAGGATAAGGATGCGTCTGCCTGATGGCCTGCTCAACGTGTGCAGCCGTACGCAATCGAGCCCTTAAATTCATGAGGATCGCCAGTGAGCGAATCAACCAACTGCGTCAGCGTGGCGACGATCATCCCGTCGGCCAGCCTGAGCCAGACCAGCCCGCTTCCCACGATGGGCACGCGGGTGGTGCTGAGCGACGGCAGTGAGCTGACAGGCATCACGTCCATCACCATGACCGCAGAGCCAGGTGGTGTGTGGAAGGCGACCATCACGGTGATGCCGCGCCACGTCGAGCCCATCACGGCCGAGGTCATTGTGGTTGAGGCAGTCGACGCGGTCGGTCCTGATGAGCCGCTCCTTGAAGTCACGGCATCGAGCGATCGCGTACGTCGATACGTGCCCATGATCAAGCAGCAGGAGGAATCAGATGGCACGGCTCAAGACGCTCGGCAGCAGGGTCAAGACTCAGTCTGATCGGCTGGCCAGCGTCAACACCGACTCATGGCGCGCGACCAAGACCACGGCGCACCAGCGTGGCTACGGCTACAAGTGGCAGAAGGCGCGCGAGGGTTGGCTCAACGCTCACCCGCTCTGTGCCTACTGTGATCGCGACGGCCGCGTGACGTCGGGCACGGTGGTTGACCATATCGTCCCGCACCGTGGCGACATGACGCTGTTCTGGGCTCGGTCCAACTGGCAAACCCTCTGCAAGATCTGCCACGACTCGGTCAAGAAGGCGGAAGAGGCAGTCGCAGCACGATATGCCTGACGAACCGCCGAGAATGCGACATATTCCCATTTTGTGCACCAAAATGGTGCTGATAGGGTGCGCCTATGAGGGGGGGGGCTAAATATAGGGGGTCAATCCCTTCCAGACCGCGCCCGATCGCATTCACACTTTTTATTCCGACCCCGAGGTTTTTTGTTAATGGTGTTAACAGACAAGCAACAACAGTTTGTTGACGCGAAAGCCCGAGGCGCGTCAAACAAAGAAGCGGCGGAAGCCGCAGGATGCAAGGCCTCGACGGCATCTGCCGCCGGTTCGAGATGGGCGAATGACCCCAAAATATCGGCGGCAATTCTGGCAAAGCGCCAAGAGCTGAGTGTTAACCCTGAGAGCAAACGTAAACAGCGCGCCGAGCCGGACCACCAGAACCCTGAAGCCGAAGAGGCGAGCGGCGAGTACCTCGACTGCCTGCCAGACACCGAAGACCCTCTGGTCTGGTTGCTGGCTCTGATGAACGAGCCGAAGGCGAAGGTTTTCGACCGTCGCAACGCCGCCCAGACCGCTGTGCCATACGTACACGGCAAAAAAGGCGACGGCGGCAAGAAAGAACAGAAGGCCGAGGCAGCGAAAGAAGCTGGCAAGGGCCGGTATTCGGCAGGGAAACCGCCACTCTCCGTCGTGCCGAGGTAGCCCATGCAATGGACAACTGCCTGCCCGGACTGGTGGCGGCGCCTCTCTGCGCAAGAATCCATCATTCCGGCGCCGTTGTTCCCATCGGAGGCGGAGGAAGGCCTCGAAGTTTTCCGGTCGTTGAAGATCGTCGACGCACCTGGCGCGCCAACGATTGAAACCGCGTGCGCGCCATGGGTGCTCGACTTTGCCAGCGCCATCTTTGGCAGTTACGACAGCGCGACCGGCGTCAGGTTGATCAGCGAGTATTTCCTCTGTATCCCCAAGAAGAATTCGAAGTCGACGATCGCGGCCGCAATCATGCTGACCGCGCTGATCCGGAATTGGCGACTCGAGGCTGAGTTCATCATCCTGGCGCCGACCAAGGAGATTGCCGACAACTCGTTCAAGCCGTGCGCCTCGATGGTCAAGCATGACGAGGAGCTGAGCGCGCTGCTTCACGTCCAGCCCCACCTCAAATTGATCACGCACCGCGAGACGGGCGCCACGCTGAAGGTGGTGGCGGCCGACAGCGACGTGGTCGGTGGTAAGAAAGCTGTCGGCGTGCTGATCGATGAAGCCTGGCTGTTCGGCAAGAACGTCAAGGCGCCGGACATGATCCGCGAAGCCACCGGCGGGCTACTGTCGCGGCCGGAGGGCTTCATTATCTGGCTGACGACTCAATCGAACGAGCCGCCGGCGGGCATTTTCAAGTCGAAACTGAGCTACGCCCGGGGCGTACGAGATGGCCGGATCAACGATCCACGCTTTTTGGCCGTCATCTATGAATTCCCGCAAGACATGATCAAGAGCGGCGAGGCGCGCCGCCCGGAAAACTTCCACCTGGTTAACCCCAATATGGGGTACTCGGTGGACAGGCCGACCCTTGAACGGCTGTTTATGCAGGCCGAAATGGACGGCGAGGCCGAGATTCGGGGCTTCCTCGCCAAGTTCCTGAACATCGAGATCGGCCTGGCGCTGATGTCGGACAGCTGGGTCGGTGCTGACTTCTGGGAGCCGCAGGCACTGGCGGGTCTCACGCTGGATTCGTTGCTCGAGCAGTGCGAAGTCGTCGAGGTTGGTGTCGACGGCGGCGGCCTGGATGACTTGCTCGGGCTTGCGGTGATGGGCCGGGTTCGCGACTCGCGCACCTGGCTGCACTGGGCTCACGCATACGCGCACCCTTCAGTTCTCGAACGTCGAAAGTCCGAAGCACCGCGGCTGAAGGATCTGGCCGCCGTCGGCGATCTCACGCTGGTTGAAAAGATCGGTGATGACGTCGAGCACCTTGCTTCCATCGTCGCCCGAATCAATCAGGCCGGCCTGCTGGACAAGGTCGGTCTTGACCCGGCCGGGATCGGCGCAGTCCTCGACGCACTGGCTGATGTCGGGATCGAAGAGAGCCAGATTATCGGTATTTCACAGGGCTGGAAGCTCACCGGGGCCATCAAAACGACGGAGCGCAAGCTTGCAGAGGGCGCGCTGCTGCATTGCGGGCAGCCGCTCATGGCCTGGAGCTGCGGCAACGCCAAGGGAGTGCCCTCGGCAAACGCATTCCTGATCACCAAACAGGCTTCGGGGACCGCGAAAATCGATCCACTCATGGCCACGTTCAACGCCGTTTCGCTGCTTTCCATGAACCCAGAAGCGAAGGGCGGCATGGACGACTACCTCAATAACGGATTTTTCGGACTAGTAGGCTGACCATGGCATTTCGTTGGTACAACCCGAGCACCTGGAGCTTCTTCGGTTACACCGATCCGGCAACAGGCAAATATGTTGAGCTCGACATGGAGGTCGGCGGCAAGACGACAAAATCCGGCGTGAAGGTCACGACCAGGACTGCGCTGTCGATCAGCATGGTCTGGTCCTGCGTAAAGATCCTCTCTGAATCGCTCAGTGGGTTGCCGCTGAAGCTTTACGACGACGGGGAGGGTGGGCGCAAGCAGGTGGTTGGCAGTGACAGCGCGTTGAAGCTGCTGAAAAAGCCAAACCCCTACATGACGCTGTTGAACTTCCTGAAGTTCGTGGTCGTGAACATGGCAATTCGGGGTAATGCGTTTGCTTTGATTGAGCGCAATCGCAACGGCGACGAGATTGGATTCGTGCCTTTGAGCTACGACACGGTGTCGATCGATACCGATGACGAACTGGTTTACTGGGTCACGCCGAAGAACAGCGACAGATTTCCGGTTTCCCCGGAGAACATGCTGCACTTCAAGCTGTTCAGCCTGGACGGCATCGTGGGCCTGTCCCCTATCGAGTACCAAGCAGAAACGATGGGCCTGGCAAAGGCGGGCCAGCAGTGGTCGTCGCGGTTCATGCGTAAAGGCGGATTCACCGGCGGTTATGTGATCTATGAAAACTTCC